CGTGAAATTAAGCATATTAGTCTCTCTTGCGGGAAACACTACGCTTAGGACGGAACTGGGGCCCACGTGATCTTGAACGAGAACGGTCAGGGGCTTGAGGTTCCTTTGGTGGCATGGGGGTCACTGCCTTTTGAGCTTGGGCCTTCTTCTTCGGTTTTGCTTTCTCGGGAGGCGCATGCTCAAGGTAGGCACTAGCACCCTTGGCTAAGGCCTGGCCAATAAGGCCAGCGCCAGGGACTCCAAGGGAACCAAGGCCGGTTCCAACGGTTGGGGCATATTTAGAAACTGCCGCAGCGACTTTACGGAACCAGGTACCCATGTCATTTTCACGGACTGGGACACCATAAGGAAGATCGTTAAACACTTTGGTGAGCAACTCCAGGGCAGCTGGGTCATAGTTGTTTGCTCTTTGTGCTAACGCTTGCTCGGTTCGAGAACCAAAGTCAGGGATCTTTTCAAGGATTCCCCTGACCTGCAAGTTTATCTTCGTTTCCTTTGGCAAACCGGTGTAGTAGGTGAAACCGGAATGATAGCCAGAGGGGCGAATAGGGGGATTACACCAGGTGAAATGGTTGTATACTACCCCACTAATGGTGACAGAGCGCGGAAAAAGTAGTGAACCAGTGTGGACACAGACTTCATCTGAGGCTGGATAATCACCACCTTGTGGATTGGGCCAATGTTGAGCCCAAATCGCATTGCCATTTTGTGCCGGTTTGAGGTCATTGAATTCCTTCGTTGGTCTCATAACACAATAGGAACCTTCCTTTGCTTCATACTGGACGGTTCCCTCCATAGCTTTCGCCATGGCGGCATTGGATGGGGGGGCATTATAGAGAATTGAATGCGCCCTTTGCTCAACATAGCTGCTTGCTCCAGGTAGGCCATAATGTCTAACCTGCTGTTCAATGTTTTCTGGGGCTTGGGGAACCATTCCAACCATAACGGAACCTCCCTTGTACAATTCGGCGGTATTGTTGCGAGTCTCAAAGCCTAAGCTAATAAGACGGGCAACACCGTTGTCAAGGTAGGGATTGAAATTCAAACCTCCAAAGCAATCGGCAGCTGGGGCAATCCATGATGGATTTTGAGGAAAGACATCTCTCCCAGTGGGTACTGCTATCCAACTAACAGGTTCAATTGGATAAAAGTTGTGACCAGCACCCTCGGGATACCTATAGATGGTGGTTTCAGCAGCGAACTCGATATCCTCAACCAGAGGAAGATAAGTTTCATTGGCATTGCCAGTAAACTTATTTGGAACCAAAGATCCTGAGTGCCAGACAAGCAAATCCCAAGTTTGAACACCGGAGTCAATTAATGACTGGGGCATACCAATGTTCTGTTCGAGGCTAATGCAAAGAGGTAGGACTGAGCCAACCCCTGCATCAACACTTGGTGTGACTTGCATAGCATAGTCTGGAAACGGGTTTGTCGCATTTTGTAGGTATGTGCGACCCCTCTCAGTGATCGATGCTTGATCGAGTAACGCTTCAATTTTGCGGTTCCATGCTCCATCGGTGGACATTGGATCTCCTTTAAATTGGCCCCTATTGGGTTTAAGCACCAAATTATTGAAACCCTGAGCTCGAAATGGTTCTAACTTCTTTTTGGGAAAGACATACCGTGCACGGATTGTTTCGACAGGTAGAACCCATGAGCTAAAATCCTCGATGGTGACATAGTGCTTGTGTTTAATGAGCCAGGATGTTAACCGTTCAACTATAAGGTCATCCCAAATGCAAATGTCTCGTAATGAGACAATTCTCTGGAATTTTAAGTAGTTGGACTCTCCTGCTCCTTCAACGATATGGCAAATCATCTTCTCTTGGTCCATTAATGGCACAGCCACTTTTGTTCCTCCTGCGAAACGCATAAGGAAACCGGCGGACAGAAAAGACAATTCTTCTACATTCTTGATCCCATCATGAACAATGGTGGAACCAAACGCCTGCCATAGGACAGGGGCGATATCATCAGGAGTGAAAACAACATTCGCAAAATCAGCACTGGTTGTATTATCGTCTCCATACACAACAAACTTAACAGACTTCTTAAAGTCGGCTAAAGAAGACTTGGGGTTTAACACCATAAAAGCATAGATCATTTGTATCATATCTGCAATGCAGTTGTCTGGTGTTGTGCCACTGGAGCCGGTGGGGTTTCCACCGCATTTCTTAACCACATATCCATCAACTAGGATGTATGTGTTCTCCAGTTCCTCATAGATTGCATCAAACAGGGGTAAGCTGTCCTTATCAAGAGGGTGCAACAAAGTCTTTCGGACATCACGAATGGCTCTCAAAAGATCAGCAGTCATTTTTGAATCAAACTGCTTGAAATCTATGGAGAAGCCCTTTTCATGTTGAGCCAACAATCGATATAATCTGTTCCAATCAAGTCCATCCCGGGAAATTCCAACCGCGGATGGGATCTTGAGGTACGCCTCGTAAAAAAGCTTATTAAAATTAAGAAAAAGGCGAGACGAATTATAGTTTGTGTCTAGAGGTGCACACACAACACCACGTGTATCTTTGTTCTCCTTGCGGAGTTCCTCCTTGAGGAACTGCTTCCACATTCCCTTATATGGTTGTGAGCACCACTCGGCCCAAGAGGCACGAAGCCAATCTAGACCTATGGCATCACGAAGTCCACCCTTTGTTGGGTAGACCTCACTATAAGGATAACCAGTGGAAGTGGACATGTCCCAATTTGCCAAGACCTCTTCATGCGAGGCAACACGATAACCCCAAATATGAGGCCTAAGAATGGTTATTACCCAATTCTTGGCACGCTCTAGGGTGTGTTTATCTGGCAGGACGGCATACTGCTCATAACGAGAAATAGCCTTCCAGTGATCATGGGAAGTAAAGGAGGGGGTGGTGTACTTGTGTGTGTAAACATCCTCGAAGAGATCTCTAAGTTCCGAGTCAATGTGGAACCCAGAGGGATTCTTCTGGAAATGGGGAGCCCGCCCAAGAACTTCAATTGATTTGAAGTTTTGCATAACCTTGAGCGGGCCTCTCTCTTGTATATCAGGTGTTCTTAATGAAACGCCGGGTTCAGTCCCAAATGGCCATGCGAACATGGTCATTGGGCCCCGGCCCTCGGAAAACCCTGACCTTTCTTTTTGGAGAGGGTGGTTTTGATCTCCTCACTCAGACGTGGGGTGATCAGCAAGCAGTAATTGGAAGAACCATCGGTTGCCACATGGAAACCAATGACGCGCCCGTCTTGAAAAACGGGTGTAGCGCAATATCCTTCACGGGTGTATGCATCATGAGCACCGCTGGTGTTCTTGAGTGTTCCGGTGGAGGAAAACCATTGGCCATTTTCCTTGGCAACAATGTAAATGGGGCTTCCAACCTTGTGGGTTTCAGAGTAATTAACGCTTTTCTTCGTATGGTCACGAATTCTCTTGTCATTCTTGAGAATCCAACAAAGGTAATCATTCCCATGTTCCTGGAGTGGAATAATGGGTGATGTTTCAAAACGGGTTGCATCATTGATCCCAAGTTGGGCGAAAACATGCTTAGAGGTAATGAAAATGTCACCAATGCATGCACCATGTGAATAACCCTTCCCATCAGGGGAGGGGATGGCGGTAACAAACTCTGTAATGGCTAAATCAACGCGGCCAACATTGCCAGGGACACTACCCTCACCTTTCTTTCCCTTGCGGGCAAATTTGGTGACGGATTCATAAACTCTGTCAAACAGGTCTTGTTTGCTCTGAGTCTTTACTTTATCCTTGGTCTTTGGGGGTTCTGTTGGTGGTTGCTGGATTAAGACGGCTGGGGCTTGTTGGGGTTTTGCCTCTTGTACAGGAATAAGTTTTTTAACATGTTTTGATTTGTTTTCAACCTGTGCGGGCTTACCTTCAGCGGCAGCGTTCCAACGATTTCTATATGTTGAGCTAGACCTCATCTTATCATCATGATCTTCAAGTTCTTCATCAGTCTTGTTCTTGAGACGGGGGTCTTTGCGTAACTCAACATAAAAGTCGTTTTCGTCTTCAACCTCTTCTTCATCTTCCGAGTCAATATACTCAATAGTTGTCAGCTTAAACCAGTCATTCGGGTCAAAGGCATTTGACATGAGTTCTTCATACTGCTCTTGAGTCAGATCAAAGCGGTCAGCATTTTGGAGGAGGTATGAGCGGTACTCATCAGCATAAGCATAATTATTCGATGAATAAAGTTGATCAAGCTGATCTTCGGCTACTCCCTCCCATGCTCCGGCTTCGAGGTCATAAATCCAAACCATTTTCTTCCCACTTTGCTTAGGTTTGCGAACCTTAACAGATAAACTGGCTTTCTTATGGACACGGGCTCTCTTCTTTCCTCCCTCAGGTTTAGAACGGGGGTATTGTTCAGCCATTTTCTTCAGAACGTGAGGTGGAACAGGAGGTAAACCATGCCTGGTCAAATATCCACGACGTTGGAGTAAATCAAGTTCCTCCCACTCTTGCAGAGTGAGTGGCCCAAGAAACCATTGTCGGATGACGATTATGACCCAGTAAACCATAAAAATCAATGCAAGTCCGATTATTCCAACTCCAGTAGCGGCGGCTATTTTGTCAAGTTTGGGCTGTCGGGCCTTGTACTCGTCAATGAGGTTGGGTTGTAACTGTTTATGTTGCAGGCTGTTCGTGATTTGATCATCAGTAAGAGCATCTGCAAGATGGAGGGCATTGGTGTGTTTATCTTCAATTGACATTTCAGGTTCACAGGTGGTCAAGACCTGGAGCCAAATGTCAAACCTTTCTGCGCGACTGGGCCTGAAAAGATGGGAAATTTCTTTCGCCTTTTTCAAGGATTCTCCGAACAGGGTTAGGGCAGATAAGGCAGCAAACGTTTTTGTGAGAATGGAGGCAGCTTCACTCACCACAGTTGGTGTGCGGGCAAAAAACCCTTGAGGGGTTTTCTTCTTTGGCCAAAATGTGATGAATAATAGGCAGGCAAGAATCACAAGGCAAAGCGCAAATTCTTGGGAAATGAGGATGGGGTAAATCAAGGTGTTAAACACTTGGAGGAGAAAAGCTTTGGACATAAAGGATTTGAGTCCTTTATTCTTAATCTTTGTCATGGTCTCAAAATGCTTGTTCCACCATGGCTTGCCTTCATCGTCATTTGAATTTTCTGAAGAGGCTTCAGACGTGGAGTCTGAACCTTCACTGCTTTGATCATTTGGGGGGTCTGGGGACTGGTCAAATGGTTGGATGAAACCTGTGCGAAATGCCTTCATATCAGCAAGTTTGCCTTGAACACGGTAACTGGCACGAATCTCATCATAACATTTTGTGTTATAAATGAGGTCAAAAGACGGGGGGTATCTGTAACTATATCCAAGATGAATATCAGGGACAATCACCATTGGGGGTCTTCTGAAGAGCCAATGTGCAAGGGCACGTGAAACGGACGACTCAAGAATCTTAACCAGCGCTCTCCCATATGCGGCAGTAATGGGAGAAGTTTCACAAATGTAACCCTCGGGAGTTGTTCCCAAAACTAAAAGCCTTGGATACCCCGGGCGGGTCATTAATGGGTGAGTGATGCGTGGGATGCCAGAGAACCATCTCTTGGCGTGGTGAATCAATCCGGTGGGGGCTGGCGAAGGGTTGAAGGCCTCAAGGTCATCAAAACCTGGGTTGAGGCCGACCACTGCAAGATCCTTAAGACTAAGGCAATTTCCTGGGTGGTTTTCAAAGAACTTCGCAAGCGCGAGATGGGCGTCTTCTTGGTTCTTAATCTTCAACACATGTGAGATTGAGTTCCTGAGATTTTCTAGGAACTGATTGGTTGTGTTGGCTGGAACCGAGAAGTGATCGCGCGAAGATCGCAATAAGTCGGCATCACCAATCGGGGATTGGAGTTCCTCCACAAGTGGAGTCATCGATGCCATTGCGGAGCGCGAAGATGAGGACCCTTGCACCGAGTAAGTGAAGCGACCATGAAAGTAGTGGTATTTCATTGTCGAATATCGCTATCCTCCCACTTATGCTACACCTCTCATGTCACTCCACAATGCCGAACTAGAGTCAAGCTCAACAG